GGGTATTAGAATAGGTGGAAGAGCAAACTTATCTATCAAGAGGTCATGAAAATGGGTTACGGCTATGAATATCCAGCTGCCATCATTATTACCGATACAAGCGCCCATACAGGCAGATTTGGTAAAGTGCATTGTCTAACAGATGCTTCAGCAACATTTGTAGCTGAGAATATCACTGAAAATGGTTCCTCAACTATTAACGGCATAACTATGAAAGCATCTACTGAAGTATGTGGCGTTATTACAAGTATTACTTTAGCTAGTGGTCAAGTTATTGCTTACTTCTTATGAGTCTTGCTAAAGCACTTCAAAAAGCTGCCAGTGCTTCAATAAAAAAACTTGGAGGTGACATAACCTACAGAAGAGTCACAACTGGTATTTATAATCCTACCAGTGGCTCACTTAGTGAAGTGAAAACAGATGTGAGCATAAAAGGTGTAGTTAGTAATGTTACAAGGTCTGAAGTAACTGATCTAGTATCTAGTCAAGATAAAAGACTAACCATATCAGCTGGTGATATTACTTTTACTCCAACTACATTTGATCGTGTTGTTATAAGCGGTACAGAGTACAAAGTGGTTCAGATTAATACTAATGAACAAAATAATACTGCTGTAAGTTTTGATATTTTTCTAAGGTAGACATGACTAGAAGAATCAAAGTATCAGAGATTGATGATTTCTTTGAGGAGCTTGTAGTCGATCTTGTTCAGGCAACTACTTTGGAATGGACTAGAAGAGTAAAAAAAGCTACACCAGTAAGAGTTGTTTATAAAGGTGAACCTAAAGGCGGAGGACAATTACGAAACGCATGGCAAACTAAGATAAAAAAATTTGAGGGTACAGTTACCAACAATCTTGTCTATGCAGAGCCTGTTTGTTTTGGTGTCAATCTACCGCCATCATGGGGCGGAGTTTACAGGACAAGACAAAATACTGTCGCAGGGTTTCCAGAGCTAATAGGCAAAGAGTTAGAACAATATGTAATGAAACAACTTAGGAGGGGTATCTGATGGCTGCAATAAATTTAAGTACTATTCGATCTACTATTGAAACAAGACTAAGAAACGAATTTAGAACTGGTAGACCTATTCCAGTAGTTTTTAATAATGTTCCGTTTGATTCCTCAACTGTCGATACTTTTATTCAATGTTCAGTAAGTTTTGGGGCTAGCAGCTATCAAACTCAAGGTTCAAATACAAACGCAACCATAATACAAACTGGTTTGGTTCTTATAAACATATTTACAAAACAGGGTGTTGGGTCAGGCGATAACTTCACGATTTGCAAAAGGATAAGAGACTTATACAATAGAATGACAGTTTCAGATGTTATCTTTGACGCACCTATTGGTCCAGAAATAATTGAATCTACTCCTGAGGGTAAGTTTCAAACACAGATCAGAATAACATTTGAAATATATGAAACTCTAACCACATGACTGAAATTACAGAAGAAATGCTTGACGCTATCGAAGCTGTCAAAGGAAGAAGAGAACCACAATATTGGGATCATCAATGCAGACGATACATGGAAAAACAAAAAAATTTACAAAATCTTACAAAAGATGAGCTAGAAGAAAAAGGTAGAAAGTTAGGTGTTGAACTAGATAAAAGAAGGTCTAAAGATAAACTTATCCAAGAAATAGAAAATTTACTCAAAAAAGGTTAATATATCAATAAATATTTCTTTTTATTGTTATGGCTGCTGTAAAAGGTGACGTAGGCCAAGTCAAATTTGATGATGGCGGCTCTTCTGTTAACCCAGTATTAGGCACTAGGTCTTGGTCTATGTCTATTACCAAAGATACCCAAGAAACAACTGTACAAGGTGACACTTTCAAAAAGTTTGTAGGTGGGCTTATTGAGGGTGAAGGAACTGCTGAATTAGTTTATGACAATGCAGCATCTGGTGAAACTGCGACATTTGTTGATGGTGTATTAACTACTGGTGACGCTGGAACAGCAGCTTTCGAGCTATTTCCAGATAGTGCTAGTGGATCTGCAAAAATTAGTTTTAGTGGTTTAATAACAAGTTTTGAGCAGAGTTCATCAATAGGAGATGTAAACACAATTACTATTACCTTCAAGCCATCAGGCACAATCACATCAGCAATTTAAAAGTAAAAATCCTCGCACTTATTTATGGCTACTCAAAGAACAGCAGACGTATTGCTAGAGGCGTTTCAAGATGAAATGTCAGCAAGAAGAAAATTTGACGTAAAAAACGCAAAAAATGAAGTCATAATGACTTTGTATTTTAAACCTATTACTAGATTTGATCGTGTAAGAGCGCAGCAACTGGCTGGTTCTGAAGAAGCACTAACTGTTTCAACACAGCTTCTGTGTCAGATGGCAGAAAAAGAAGATGGAACACCAGCCTTTGATATGTCAGACGCCCCTAGATTACAGAGACTCTTACCTGAAAAAGTTTTAAATGATCTTGAATTATTCTTACATGAAATAAAATTAGACATAGATACAGCAAAAAAAGAATAAAAGGGGACACTTGGCTAAGATTCGAGTTATTCCTTGCAACAGAATTAGGTAAAACATTAAAAGAATTAAGAATGTCTTTAACAGAGCCAGAACTTCTTTATTGGGCGGCCTACTATGAAATTAAAGCTGACGAAGAAAAAAAGGCATTGCAACGACAAAAACTCAATTCAAGGTAATATAGAGTAAAGTATTTTTTGATTTGTGGCAGAAGCAGTTGTTAGGTTAAGAGTAGATGCCTCTGGCGCAACAAGAGCATTACAGGGAGTACAGAATCAAACTAATAAACTACAAAATTCTTTTAATGGTTTAAGGACTGCGATAGCAGCGACTGGTATTGTTTTAATTGGTAGGCAAGCGGTTAAGACATCTGCAAATTTTGAAAAACTAAATGTTAGGCTTGGATTATTAACAAAAGCAAACGGTACATTTGCTAGATCGCAGCAGATTGCAGCAGAAGCACAAAAAGCGTTTGGACTAAGTGCAACAGAGGCTCTCCAAGGCATTACTGATATAACTGCAAGATTAGCTCCTTTAGGTGTCGGAGTAGAAGATATTAAAAGTACTTTCTTTGGATTCAATACTGCTGCTAAACTTGCTGGTGCATCTGCAATGGAATCATCTAACGCTTTTAGACAGTTAGCACAGGCATTAGGTTCTGGAAGATTACAAGGAGATGAATTTAGAAGTATTTCTGAGCAAATTCCTACTTTGTTAGCACCTATTGCAAAAGAATTAGGTGTAACAATAGGACAACTTAAAAAGTTTGCATCTGAAGGTAAATTAACAAGTGATGTTGTTCTAAGAGCTTTAAGAAAAGTTGAACAAGATGGTGGCTCATCATTGAAAGAGTTAATAGCTAATGACCCAACTCAAATATTTAAAAACTTTACAAATGCTACTGAAGATTTATCAAGAGCTTTTGGTACTCAATTAAGGCCAGTAGTTGAAGAAGTGACTAAAATATTAACTGAATTAATAAAACAGGTAACAAACTTTGTTAATTCTCCTATAGGTAAAGCAGCATTTATTTTAACTTCAATAGCTTTAGCTGGAAAAGGTGTTGCAGTTGTTTTACCTGCTATAGCTCTAGGATTGCAGAAGGTGGCTTTTGCTGGTGGCTTAGCAACTATTGCTCTTAATGCTTTACCTTTTGTTGCTATTGCTTCAGCTATAGGATTAGTCACTACAGCTATTATTACTTTTATTGATAAACAAAAAGAGAAAACAAGATTAATAAAAGAGGGTAGTAAGTCAGAGTTAAAAGCTGCGATAGAATCTTTAAAAGCAGAAAGAGCTAAAGTAGCTGCACAAAAAAGAGGTGTTGCTTTCCAACAAGAAAGACTAGATAAATTAGATGAAGAGATAGAGAAGCTAAGAGAGCGCTTAAGGTTACTAGGCAAAGCTAATGATGCTCAAGAAGAAGGTAAAGATAAAATTAGTAAACAAGAAAAAGCTGCTGAAAAACTGAAAGAAAGATTTATGGAGATAGGAAAATCAATAGAAGAAGGAATTGTGCAAAATCTGACTGACGCTGTCATGGGTACTAAAACTTTAGCGGAAGCAGCAATTAGTGTATTAAATTCACTAAAGAGAAAACTTATTGAGGTTGCAATCGAATCAGCTGTTTCTGGTATCGGTCAATTTTTAGGTAATGCTCTAGGAAGTCTTTTTACTGGTGGTCGTTCTGCAACTTTACCAAAAGTTTCTGCAGACTCGATGGCGTTAGGTAGAATGGCTTCACAAAAGACAGGTATTCCAATGGTTTTACCTAAAGGGGCATTCGCTGCAGGCGGCAGACCACCTGTAGGCCAACCCTCATTAGTAGGTGAAAAAGGTCCAGAATTATTTGTTCCTTCAAGAGCTGGTACAATCATTCCTAATAATCGACTAGGCGGAGAATCTGTTGTGAATAATATTGTTGTTAATGTAGATGCCTCTGGAACTTCTATACAAGGAAATGATGCAGAGGCTAATGACTTTGGGGAACAGCTTGCAGCTGCGATACAGGCTGAGATAATAAATCAAAAACGGTCAGGAGGTTTATTAAACTAATGGCAACTTTTCCTATTGCAAATCCTATTTACAATACTAGGATTGACGCTAGACCAAAAATTACTGTAGTTAGTTTTGGCGATGGATTCGAACAAAGATTAACTGAAGGATTAAATCAAAATCCATTATCTGTCAGTTTAGTATTTGAGCTTTCACAAACTGATGCAGATACTGCAATAGCTTTTTTAAATGCGAGAATAGATGACGGAGCTTCTTTTGATTACACTTTACCTAGCGAGACAAGCACAAGAAAATTTGTTTGTTCTTCATTTCCTAGAACAATACCTTTCTTAAACAGAGTAAGGTTAAGTTGTGTGTTCAGAGAGGTATTCGAGGCATAATGGCAATACCTTTTGCTGAACTTAATAAAATAAATCCTAGTTCCATAATTGAACTTTTTGAATTGGAACTTACTGTAGGTGTTCATGTAACTACAGGAAATCCACGTAATTTACCCACCACTTACAGATTTCATGGCGGTGCAAATCTTAACAGTTTTGGAGAGGTTGTCTTTCAATCAAACTCATATCAAAGAGTGGCTGTTCAAACTGAAGGATTCGAAAAAAAAAGTACAGGTGTTTTAACAAGACCTATTATTACTTTCTCTAATTTAGGTGGTATTTCTTATGATCTTACAAGTGGTTCTTTAATTACTATGAGTGATTTTTTAGCTTTAGTTAACGAAGTTACACCACACAATGATCTGATAGACGCAAAGATTACAAGAAAAATGCCACTTGCTTCAGCTTTAGATAACGTAAATTTTTCATCAGGTACAAACCCTTTTGGTACACCTAGCTCAGATAGACTTCGAGATGAAATTTACATTATTGATAGAAAATCTGCAGAAAATAGACAGATAGTACAATTTGAATTAACAGCTGCACATGATTTAGAAAATAGATTAGTTCCACAGAGAGTTGTCACAAGAGACTTATTCCCAGCCGTAGGCACGTTTGCATAATGACTGAGCATATTTGGTCTACTGATGCTTTTGACCATGCTACAGAGGCTTATCCTGACGAGTGCTGCGGTTTAATCGTAAGTGTTGATGGTGAAGAAATTTATTGGAAATGTAAAAATATATCAGGTGCTTTTAAAACAAAATCTTTTGTGATTGATCCTTTAGACTATGCTGCTGGTGAAGATCAAGGTGAGATTCTAGGAATTGTGCATAGTCACCCAGATGGTGAATTAGCTTTTAGCCATACTGATAGAATGGCTTGTAAGTTTTTAGATTTACCTTTTTACCTTGTTGAACCTAAAACTAAGTCTATTATTGTTGTATATCCCTCTGAAATAAATGATTAAATTAACTATTTATGGCAGATTAAGAAAATTTATAGGTCAATCAACTTTTGAAATAAAAGCCAAAAGCGCTAAAGATGCTTTCAGTTTTTTAATTAATAATTTTAAGGGTGTAAAAGATCATCTAAACGAACAAGAATATTGTGTAATGGCTGGTGATATTAATATCACTGAAGAATTATTTGATATGCAAACTCAAAATGATATAAAAATTATTCCTGTTGTACATGGAGAGATTTTACCATTTATAGCAGGTGGCCTTTTACTTGGCGCTGGTGCGCTTGCTGCCACTTCACAAGTTGCTTTTATTGCTGGAACTTTAGCAACTGCTTTAACAGCGGCTGGTGTTAGTTTTTTAGTACAAGGTGTCGTTGATTTAATAGTGCCAACACCTAAACCGCCCAATATTCAGAGATCAGAGGATCCGCAAGACCCAAGTTATGTATTTACAGGACTGTTAAATAATACGAAACAAGGTGTACCGATAAATATAATTTATGGTGAGACATTAGTTGGAAGTACTGTTGTAAGTTCTTCTGTTGATACTTTCCAAGTTGTTAATGAGGATTAAAAAATGGCACAAGCAACAGTTAGTGGTAATACAGGATTTATTCGAGAAATATTTGGAATAATTGATGGCGATAAACTTAAATCTATTGATTTTGGAACTATAGTAGATGTTCTTGGAGAAGGTCAAATAGAAGGAAGTGCAACTGCTAGTAAAGCAGGCATAACAGATAAAACTAGCACTGCTTACAAAAATGCATTTCTTAAAGATTTATTTTTAAATAGAACTGCAGTTTTGCAGGCAGATGCTGATAATACTAATCCAAGCGATTCGGAATTTAATTACCCTAGTGAACTACTAAGATTTGAATTTCAAGATGGAACCGCAAACAATACTGTACTTTTTGCAGCGAATCAACAAACCAGTGAAGTTATTACAGGAGATAAAGGTCAAGAATGTAGTTTTCCAGTTGGTGGCTCAGCTACAGCAAGATCAGGAACCATATCTAATGTTGAAATAGACACTGTCCAAATAAAAGTTAAATTTGACCAATTTTTCAAACTAAACACAAGTGACGGAAATAGAGAGTCAACTTCAGTTCAGGTAATAATTAAAGTCAATCCTAATAATGGCTCTGCAGTAACGGTAATAGACGAAACTGTACAGGGTAAAAGTTTTAACCCATACAACAGAGATTATGGAATAGATTTAAGAGATTTAAGTGGATATAATACAAACACTTCAGGTGCTTCAGGATCGTTTTTCCCAGTGGTTGTAAGTGTCGAAAGAGGCAATGACGTAGGAGATGAAAATACTTTTAACACTATGCGTTTAGCAGAGATAAGACAAATAATTAGAGAGCCTAACAATTATCCAAATATTGCTTACTCGGCTTTAAGATTTAGCACTGAACTATTTGCAAATACACCTGCGCGTGTTTTTCGATTAAGAGGAAAGTTAGTAAAAATTCCTCATAATGCAACAGTAGACTACACAAATGGAAGGCTGACTTATAGTGGTACTTTCAATGGGACTTTTAAAACAGATAAAGCATGGACAAGTGATCCAGCTTGGGTACTATTTGATCTTCTAACAGATACAACAAGTGGGTGTGCTATTCCTGAGTCTGAACTTGATGCATACAGTTTTTATGGTGTAAGCACATATTGTAGTGCTTTAGTTGATGATGGTCAGGGAGGCCAAGAACCGCGTTTTTCTATAAATGTAAATATTAATAACCAACGTGATGCAATCTCTTTAATAAAAGATGTCTGTTCAGTAATGAGAGCAATACCCTATTACGAAGAAGGCACTATAAAAATCGCACAAGACGCTCCTAAAGATCAATCAAATCCAAGTGCTTTGAGTTTTGATTATGTTTTTAATAATGCAAATGTAGTTAATGGTGAATTTATCTACTCTGGATCATCGTCTAAAACTAGATTTAATGTCATAAATGTTTCATATTTCGATTTACAAACTCAAGAAATAGATTATGTAACTGTCAAAGATACAAATTCTCAGTCAAAGTATGGTACTCAAACAAAAAATATAAATACTTTTGGCATTACCTCAAGAGGCATGGCACAAAGGGTCGGAAAATGGTTTTTACATACGCAGCAAAATCAAACTGAAACTGTCGTATTTGAAACAAATATTGCAGCAGGTTCTGTTTTAAGGATTGGCGATATTCTTGGCATAGCAGATAGAGTCAAATCCTCTACAAGAAGGGGCGGCCTAGTAAAAGCTGCTACTGTTTCTCAAATAACTTTGGATAATATTAGTTCGACTAATTTACCTGACATAAGCGATAGCCCTGAAATTAGTTGTATGCTGTCTGATGGCTCTGTTGAAACAAAAACTATTGCTAGTTACTCTAGTGGTGGTCTGGTAAATGTTTCATCAAATTTTACTTCTGCACCTGTTCAAAACAGCCCATATATTCTCGAATCTGGTGAGATAGACGCACAAGCTTTTAGAGTTGTCAATATAAAAGAAAATAGAAAAAAAACTTACACAATAACAGCACTTAATTTTAATGAGGGTAAATATGCTGCAGTAGAAGATGGCGAACAATTACCAGCAAAGAACTTTAATGTTATTACAAGTATTTTGCCCTCACCACAAATAGTTGATGGTTCAGATGGAACAAAGGCTATACAAGAAATTGTTGTTTTAAATAATAATAGGCCTGTTCCTAAATTATTTATTGATTGGCAATCTGTTGAGGGCGCATCAAGTTATCAACTTATTTACACGAAAGATAATGAAAATCCAGTAGTTCTGACTACTCAAGGTTCAGAGTATGAAATTCTACCCTCTGAAGCTGGTACATACAAAATCCAAATTTATTCAATTAATTCTTTAGGTGAACGTAGTGCTAGTCCTACTGAAGCAACAATAAATACTGTCGGTTTAGCTGCATTACCTGAGAATCCTACAAATTTTGAGATAGAACCATTAAATAATTCACAAGTCAAACTGTCATGGACTAAAACCACAAGCCTTGACGTTGAATTTGGGGGAGCCTGTGTCATAAGGCACACACCTAACACATTATCGTCAGCTACTTTTGCTAACTCTAGTGATCTAAATGAAAATATAAATGGATCAACAAATGAAGCAATCTTACCAGCTTTAACAGGAACTTACTCTTTAAAATTTCGTGATTTAGGTGGTAGACTTTCAGCTACAGAGGCCAAAGTTGAACTTGCTTTGCCAGAGATGGCAGACGAACTATTAGTGAAATCTCAAAGAGAACAGACCGCTTTTAGTGGTAATAAAACAAATTTAACTGTAAGTTCTAATGCCTTACAATTAACTAATCCAGCAACAAATCTTACAGGGTCTTATGAATTTGCATCTGTTTTAGATTTTGGCTCTGTGTTTCAGAATGTAAGACTGAAAAGACATATAAAGAGTGAAGGGTTTATCGTGTCAGATCAATTTGACTCAATACCTGACTTAGATGCTCGACTAAATTTTGATGGTGCTGGTAGTGATCGTGTGAAAAGTAAATTACAAGTACAGACATCACAAGATAATTCAAGTTTTACGACAGCGCAGAATTTGTTCAATGGGTCATTTAGCGCAAGAGCTTTTAAGTTCACAAGTAATTTAATTTCTGTAGATGTTAATGAAAACATAAAATTTACAGAATTAGGTTTCGATGCTTTTTTGCCATCAAGAACTGAAAATAAATATCAATCAGGAGGAAATGTTATATCAACTCCTTTGCAATCTGGTACCTCGTCTAGTGGACTTTCAGTTGTATTTGGTAAGCCATTTTTTACAGGAACTAGCGCTATAGGTGGATCAACTACTGCATTTTTACCTTCAATAGTTATCGCCCCAGAGGATATGCCAAGCGCTGCATTTTTCGAATTAAGTGCTATTTCAGGTACAGGGTTTACAATAGTGTTCAAGAACTCATCTAATGCAGTGATTGATGTAAAATTTACCTTTCAAGCGTTAGGATATGGGAAGGGAGCTTGATTAAATGACAAGAGTTAATTCAACTGGCAAAGAAACAGCAAGTAATTTTTCTCCTGATAACGGTACAGGTTTAGCAGTTCGTACAGCATTAAAAGATGTTTTGGAATCGCTTAGAACTGTCAATAGTGCGGCTGGTGATCCATCTGGTGCAGCTAATCTTGCAGCTTATCAATTACACATAAACACAGACAGTAATTTACTAAAAATTAGAAACGCTGCTAACTCAGATTTTATTGAACTAGGTAATGTTAGTCAGACGAACTTTGGTTTTTTATCTGCATCAGGAGGCACATTAACTGGTGTATTAGCAGCTTCTGCGGGGTCTGCCTCTGCCCCAGCTTTACATTTTGGAGACAGCACTACAGGATTATTTAAAAAAGCTAGTAATCAAATCGGCTTAACTTTTGCGGGAACAGAAAAATCATTTTTCGATCAAAATGGATTAACTTTACAGGCTCAGTCAGATTTACGGTTCGCAGATTCTGATTCAAGCCATTATGTAGGTTTCCAAGCACCCGCTACAGTTTCAACAAGTCTTACTTGGACATTACCAGCAACTGACGCTACTGTTTCAGGATATGCTCTTGTATCAAATGGAAGTGGTGTTTTGAGTTGGGCTGCCGCTGGTGGTGGAGCTGTTGGTAATGGCACAAACGAAATTTTTTGGGAAAATGACCAAACAATAACTGGTAATTATTCAATAACGAATGGTAAAAATGCTGGCAGCTTTGGTCCAATTACTATACAATCAGGTGTAACAGTTACAGTCGGTGCTGGTGAAACTTGGACAGTCGTTTAAATTATGAGTACATTAAAAGTCAATAAGCTAATTCCAGTTGCAGGTGTACCTACAGGAGGTGGTGGTGGAATTACACAAATTATCTCAGCAACAAAAACCGATACTTTTACAACAACAGCAGCCATTAGCAGCCCTGCTGCTGTAACAGGATTAGCGTGTACGATTACTCCTACATCAACATCAAATAAAATTTTAATATTTGTCAATATTGGTATGGCTACTACAACTAATGATGATTATGGTGTTAGATTTCATTTATATAGGGGAGGAAGTCAAATAGCAGAAGCACAAGGGGACGCATCTGGAAATAATGTAAGAGTTGCTTTTAGTGTCAGAACTAGTAAAGACACACGTTTTTCGGCTCCATCAATGATGTATTTAGATAGCCCTTCAACAACAAGTGCAACAACATACCAACTTTATTGTAGTGTTGAGCCTAGTGGTGGTTCTGCTTGTATAAACAGAGATGGAGATGGTCGTGACATTGAAGAGTTTCCAAGAACCATGTCGACCTTTACAGTAATGGAGGTGTCAGCATGACTACTCTTGTGTATAATCTAATTAAAAACTGATTATGGATCACGAAGCGATTTACAAAGCATACGCTGGAACGGTAGTTTCTATTGATGATTCGGCTGGTGCTTTTGATGCAAGCGGTAATAAAGTAAGTCTCGACCAGAGCAAGATTGACAGTGCAAGAGCCACAATAGATGCTGAAGCTGCAGCAACTCTATATCAACGTCAAAGAACAGGCGAAGCAGGTACAACAGACACCATTTATGCTTCTATCGGCGATCAATTAGACATGCAATACAAAGATTCTATTAATGGTACAACTACATGGAAAGATCATGTAGCCGCTGTAAAAGCTAAATATCCCAAGCCATGAGTACATTAAAAGTTAATACTCTTCAAGACACCTCAGGCAATAATTTGCCAAGGATCGGTCAAGTAGTGCAAACAATAAAAACAGATACAACTTCTACATCTTCGACCACAATGACAGATTGTAGCGGTATGTCTGTAACTATTACACCGACTTCCACAACAAGTAAAATTTTAGTGACAGTTATCGCTAACGTAGGTGCTGGTTCGGGTTATAGAGCTATGTTGCAACTCTTGAGAGGTTCAACTGCTATTGGTATTGGTACAAGTGTTAGTAATCGTCAGGCTTGTGGTATGTCATCTAGAGACCAAGATAACGGTGTTACTCATAATAATGTTCAAAGAATATTAGATTCACCCTCTACAACAAGTGCAACTACTTACAAATTACAATGGCGAAATGAGTACAGTTCTACTATGTACTTAAATAGGTCTGTTTGGGATACCGATAACAGTACATATCAAAGAACAGCATCAATTATTATGGCAGAGGAGTTATTACAATGAGTCAACTTAAAGTTAATTCAATCGTTCCTGTCGGTGGCCTTACAAGTGGTGCTAATGGTGGAATTATTCAATGCGTTCAAACAGTTATATCTGCTGCCCAATCATATACACCTACTGGTCCACATGTATATAATGATATGCCTAATTTTAATTGCACAATTACGCCTTCAAGTAATAGCAGCAAAATTATGATAGTTGTAGGTATAGGTGCATTACATCAAGAGTCTGGAACTATTGCAGCAAAAGTACAAAGGGGTAGTACAGATATTGGCGTAGGTGACGCAGATTCAAATAGACCAAGAGCAGGTTTCAGAATGTATGGAAGTAATATTTATAACAATAACCATTGTGGCAGCTATACTTTTACTTTTTTAGACAGTCCAGCTACAACAAGTGCGACAACTTATAAATTGGTTACTATGGGCGAAAATGGTTCTAGTTATCCAGTTTATCTGAATAGATCTGTTGCACATGGTAATTATGCTTATGCATATAGAGCTACAACTATAAGCACAATGACTCTTTATGAGGTGTCAGCATGATTACTTCCGTGTATAATTTAATTAAAAACTGATTATGGCCCTAGATCACGAAGCAATTTATAAAGCATACGCTGGAACAGTAACTTCTATTGATGATTCTGCTGGTGCTTTTGACGCAAGCGGTAACTCTGTAAGTTTAGATCAATCTCTTATAGATGCTGCCCGAACAACTTTAGATGCTGAAGCTGCTGCAATAAAGTATCAAACAGATAGAACAACTAATGGTTCGACTACCTATGCCTCTATAGGCGATCAGTTAGATATGTTATATAAGGATATAG